CTCCGTCTTCAATAAGTTCCGCTTTCCCTTCTTTGTTAGTTATTTGCAGCAGCCCTACGTTACTGGCGACCAATCCCGCTGTTATGTTTGCAGCTACAGCCGCCGACCAAATACGTTCCCTAGAGCTAAATTTAAGTTTCTTATCTACCTTTGCCTGTACTCTAAGTAGGGTTTCTACGACTTCATCACTGTTGGCAATTATGTATTGTATAAAAGGTTCTATAGCATGCCCGTAGTTACTGTTGAGCACGTGGTCAAACATCTCCTTGCCTTCTTCCACAGAAATAATATTTTGGTCTGTATAATCAATTTGAAACTCTAGCAGCCGCATCATCTCCCCGTCGGCCACGGCTTTAGCAGAGCTAGACTTGTCGTAAAAAGACGCGTTTGCTGAAGTAAGAGACATGGTGTTCCACGTGGTGTCGTTAATGCGTAGTTTGTTTGCATCGCGTTCACTCTTATCTTTACCTTTACCTTGGGAGTACGCGTAGGCAAGCTCAGAAAAATCATCTGCGCTGGTGTTGGTTATTTCGTCTACCGTGTTAACTATGTTGTTAAGTATGCCTATCTTAGTAATCTTAGCTACTTTTGTATCATCCACAGTACCAAGTAGTTTTTCTGGGTGCCCACATATGCTATTTGCCATACGTAAAATTGTGGTCTTACCCGTACCTGCGTAACGGTGCACGAAGTTTATCATCACCCCTTTTTGCCCAGTGTACTTCAAAAGAACTGAGCCAAAGCCAGTCAACGCACCAAACGCTTGCAGCTCCATACCCTCTCTGCCATACAAACCAAAGGCTTTTTTCCATTCTTCTAAAGTACCTGCTGGTTCAAAGTAAGGAGCCATAGATTGTGTTATCGAAGACGGCGGACTGTAATAAACCCCGTCTACTGTTATCTCTCTATCTCCAACAATGAACTTAGTGTCATTGTCAGCCCAACCAAATTGTTTCCTCATAATGTCCGCCTTTTTTAAAGTTTGCAGCGCCTTAATAGCGCGTATTACGTATGCAGTTATCTTTTTAAACTGCGCCTCATCGGCCATAACCCCATGTTTTGAAAGCTCTTTCTTTACTTCAATGTTCTGAGTTATCTTGATGTTAGAAATAAAAAATATCTTTACTCCGTCTTTAGGGGTGTGCAGCCGCAAAACAGTAGTGTCCCCCTCTGCGGGGTCGTTCATTCTTTTTATTACAAACAGGTCGTGCTCGTAGACAAGCTTAGGACCACCCTCATCATCGTTGGGGTCTAGGTAGTAAATCCCACCGTGCTTACCCTTTGCGTAATTGTCAGGCAAGAAAGGCTTTAGGCTAAGCAGATCACGGTCTAAGTATTCGTCCTCTACCTCTTCCACTTCTGGTTCGGGGTTTACCTGTTCCTCGTCTTCCTCTTCGTCAAATTCAACTAGTTCTTTACCCAAACTAATTGGATTGGTTATCCGTCCTTTATGGGGGCAACCATCGCACCCACCGGGGTTGGTACGCTCAAACACAGCACAGGAGTGTGGCCCTTCTATGTGCTCGACCTTCTCTTCCACTTTCTCCCGATTGTAATCAGGGTGCCCTTCAGACAGTATGTGGATAGCCGTGCCTCGGTCATAACAGTGCGCAGCTACAGATAACGCATCGAACCATCTAGGTTCGGACAACGTTGCCCTATTGACATAACAGTCCAATAGCTGCTGACATCCGGTATTACCTGCGCTTCGCTTCATTATCTTAGCAAAGCTACTTTGGACGTTGTCCTGTAACTTCCCCATTAGCATAGATTTTCTACGCGGGGCAGTCTCGTCTAACGCCACAGTCTCCTTGACACCCAAAATATCCTTAAGCTCATCAAAGTTTATTTCGGGAGCCGTAGTAATTACACTTACGGGCTTAGGTGGATCGTCTTTATAATTCAAGGTACCCGGGACTCTAAGCACCCGAGCCTCTTCAAAGACAGAGGGGTCTACATAAAACTCTTGTTTATCGCAAAGCTGACGAAGCCTAGAAGCCACTGGCCTCCACTCTTCTTTAGTAACCGCCCTATCTAGCGCCCAGTACACATGTAACCCGCGCCCTGAATTAACTAGTGTAGGTTGGGGCAAGCCCACGGTTTCACAGAACTCCCTTAGTTTTTTAGCTCCGGCTGCTTGATCTATATAGCCGTCTGGGCGTCCTGTCTTTTCGTTTACTTCAGCTTTCTTTTCTCCGCAATCTATGTCTAACCAGACCGCCTTGAGGGCTTGTACATTAACCTGCGTACGTCCCTTGTCTGGGTCTTTAAACTTGGCAACTGCGAAATAAACGTCCTGCCCTTTAGCCAAATACTTATCTACTAGGTTTTGTGCTTCTTCCCTAGTGGCTACGAGCTTAGTTCCTGCAAAATCCCCTGACTCCAACGCTAGCACGCAGTAGTACCCACCTTCGGGTAGCACGTACTCAAGTAAGTCAAAGTTGTCCATAGTCTAGCGCTCTAACTGCGTTATTAATTTTTCTATTTTGCTAGCCATCTGCTCAGAAGGTCTGCTCTTGCCAGAAAACCAGTGGTAGATTGTTTGTCTGCTGACCCCTAGGCGCTCAGCTACGTCCGCAACGGGTACACCATGTTTGATGCACGTGCGTCCTAGCTTCACGCCTATCGAGCGAGCACTGGCAGACTTGTTGAGCGAGACTAGATTTAAAGTATAGCCATAGCTCATTAGTCGTCGTTGCTCCATGCGTCAATTACAGAGGCTAAAGAATCAGAGTCTTCAGTGGGAGTAGGGTCTTCTTTCTTCTTAGTGCGCTTTACTGGCTCTTCTACTTCTTCTACCAGTTCCACTTCTTCAGGCTCCTCAGAACGAGTTACCTTTGGCTTTGGCTTTGGAGCTTCTATCTTAGGTGTTTTAGTCACGCCGTCTGTCTGAGCCACAGTAATCTGAGTGTACATCTGCGCTTCAGGTGCAGTTTGTACGCTGCTAACTAAGTCATATTCTTCGTCAGTCAATGAGCGCACGGGCGAAAACAATAGCTCCATGGAGTCAGCATCTAGATCGTAACTAATATTAGTTATAACAGTATCAGGTGCTTCACGGTTGCTGAATAAGTATTTAATATAGCTTTCAAACGGATGCTCGTTGCCAGAACCCTTACCAAACAAAGACTTAGCAGGGATATTGAACTGGTAAAGATCGCCCGATGTATCTCCGGCTAACAAGATAGCTATACGGCGTTGGTACCTACATGCTTTACCACCGTTATCACCAGAGCCTTTGACATTCATAGGACAGTCAGCGCAGTTGCTATGCTGCGGGTCGAGTGCACCGGCTTCAGGCTTGTCGCCTTGGTTAGACCAACAATTGGGTAGGGTCGCTTCCTTGGTAGGGTCAAACTTATCCTTGTAATAGATACGAGAGACTTTAGGTAGCATATTAACAATGATCGCTTCAAACTCATCACGGATAGGCTCGCCCACTTGCTCACCGTTAATGATCTTTCGGAAGAAGCCCTTGTTACTTGTTTGAATACGGCGGCTGTATACAGTTGAACTGCTTTTAAGTTGCTCAGCTAGGGCACTGTGTCGGCGCGTAGATACGCCTGTTTGATTCTTAAATATAGATACTTCGTTGCTCATTTTAATCTCCTATTTAGAGGTAGGTTTTCTTACACTTACTACATATTGGTTTCTAGCCTGTAGACCCATTGGTACATCGTCAGGATTGTCGGCTAGGAACTCTTTCATGTTGCCGTTATGTATTCGCTTTTCTAGCAAATGGTAGGCATCATTTTCTTTTACAAACCGATAGAAGCTGTCCCAGTCACTAGTCCAATAGCTAGAGTTTAGGCGGCGGCTTATGGTTCCGTTTGTGGTATTTAAGCTGTTGGCGTCTTGCTCGTTGCACAGCTCTAGCATCTTGTCAGCTATCATAGATTGCTGTTCTTTTATTGCTTTTACTTTATCTTCAAGGTCGCGAATTTTTTCACGCATCTTGATATAAATGCCCGCTAATTCGGACGCATTATAGTCGCTCACAGAATCCTCCTTTTGGTAAGTGGGAGAGTCAGTTTACAACTACTTTTTACATTGTCAAGCGTTTATTTCTTGTTTATACAAATCGACTATCTTGTTGTGGTTATCGATGTTCGACCGCAACATTTTGTATAGACGCGCTTCTACTTCACTACCGCGAATGTGCACGATGGTCATTGGGTTGTGTTGCCCCGGCCTGTCGATACGTGCGTTGGCTTGTAGATAAGTTTCTACGCTAGTTACAGGGGCATACCAAATTACTGTATTGGCAGCCGTCAGGGTCAAACCGTGGGAAGCGGCTTGGGGTTGGATAATTAAAACATGGGGGTTGGGAGTGGTTTGAAACTGGTCAATTATTTCACTGCGCTTATTAACAGATACTTTCCCAGATATAACAGCGCAGTTTATTTTGTTCTTGTTAAGAAATTCTTCAAGCAATTCAATAGTATGAGTGAACGGCACAAAGACTAGCAC